ACGTTCGTCTTCCCACGCAGCAATCTGAATTACGGCGGCTTCCAAAGAAGTCTCGTTCAGGTCTGCAGCAGTTGCCGGAGTGTTGCTGTTGGTGCCGCCGGAGACCAGCGGGTGGTCGGTAGCGCACAAGGTTTTACCGTCGCCGTAAGTTACGCCAGAACCCGCAAATGCGTTGTTCAGCACGGCAGCAGCTTTAACCTGCTTGGTGTACGCCATAGCGCGAGCCAATGCTTTGGTATAACGAGTAGACAGTGAGTCGTACAGGTTATCTTCCATGGCTTCCTCAGTAATTGAGAAACCCATTGCGATGGTTTCGTGCGTGTATCGCGCAGTGAATGCTTCTTGCGCGTTGTCGTAAGCAATAGCGGCGCCTTCGTTTTTAACCGGGGCAGCACCAAAGCCAGACAGCTTGGTTTCTTCTTCGAATGAACGATCTGAGCTTTCAGTCTCGTAAATCTCAGTGTGTTCTTCACCATACTTCGCGTACTCAAGACCAAACAGGGCGTTAAGACCCGGAAGCAGTTCTTTAAGTAACTGGGCGCGTGAAATAGCCATAGTCGCCTACTCCTTATATTCCGGTGTTCACAGTCATGCTGTGGAAGCCGAGGTTGATTTTAACCAGAACGTCCGGAAACGCGTCTGAAACTGGTGAAGCAAAACCCAAAATACGGAAAGCTGCGGGCACAGTAACAACCGTTGCATCCAGAGCGCTCGTAGAGTTACCGGTAGTTGTATTACCAGTAGAAGTACTTTGAGCAGCAGCGAAGAACGTGTTTGCACCAACAGCTGCCTGTGTGGCAGTGCCATCAAGCTGAGCTTGGAACAATACCATCGGGTCATCCACAACAAACGCTTGGACAACACCGGTAGTACCGGAAGGGTAGTACTGGCTGAAAATCAGCTGACCCTGACCGTTGATAAAGCTGCAGCCAACAAATACACCGATAGCGCCAGTAACACTGGTAGAACCAGTAGGCCAGTCGTTTGTGGTTGCATCTGCACCGGTACCGGTGACGATGTTGATGTAGCCGTTAGCATTGATGTACACCACACTTCCGTAGAAGATGTTGGTGTTAACGCCAGACGGATCAATCAGGAACGTGGAGTAGGCGCCCGCGTAGGGCATCCCATCTACACGCTTAACGGGACGAAGCCCGTAAGGTGCGGCAGTTGTAGCCATAATAAACTCCTAAAATTATCCTTTACCAAAAGTAACCGTGGTTTTTCGCTCATTAAAAAGCGGCATCCGCGGATCGTTTTCACGCATTAAGCTGTTGTCCACGGCACGCATCTGAGATTGAGTCTGGTTGTTGTAGTATGCACTACGCTCAGCAATCAACTCTTCTGGTGCTTTACACAGCAAAAGGCCACCAATCACGACGTTATCCTTAAAGCGCTCATTTTCGACGCCCATCAGGAAAATCTCGGGGTGATCCTTAGCCAGTACGGGTTCCCAGCCTTCACGCAACTTTGAGGAAACGTTTGTGGCATCAGCCTGACCCTGCGTGCTTACTCGCACCCAGTGAAATACGTACCCCGGTTGGGGGGTAGGTGAGGGTAGGACTTCCGGGCGTTTCCACGCTGCTTTGCGTTGAACTCGCTCACGTTTTTCCAAATCTCTATCTAGTCTGACTTCTGGCATTATGATTTCCTCTGTAAATTCGCAACCTGTTTGGCGTATTCTACTAACGGTACCCCTAATTTACGGGCTATTGCTACCTGTGATTCCGATAATGACACCTTTCTAGGTGCCGTGCTCCGCGTAGCGGGTGCAACCACATTTGTAGCCTTTCTTGGCTTAGCATCCGGTTCGTTTTCATCAAAATTCTCCGGGAACATCTTGCGCATACGGGCGTTAACACGCTCGTAGTAGTCATCAGATCGAGGGTCAACACCCTCTTTCACTAGCTTGCTGTGGTAGCCCAGTGCGTACGCAGTCATCTCGTCGTCACTGCCAAACCACGAATTATCTTCTCTCCAAGACTCGGCTTTAACATCTCTAGCCACTGGCTGTTGATTAGCGGAGGGCGCGGATTGGGGCTGTTGTACATTATTGGCTGGTCTTTGTAAAGTAGTGTCTGCGGCCGTAGCTGCACGTGGTTTAAGGTTGTTTACCTTATCCACACGCATTTGAGCAGAGTTAAGCGCTTCTTGAGCGGTAATAATGGCGTCAGTATCCCCGGATTCGTACGCTGTTTTGTACTTTTGCCGAGCATTTGCCAGCTCGTTCTGCACCTGAGCTTTGGCAGACTCGATCAGCGCATTGTGTCCTTTATCAACAGACCCTTTGAGCTGCTGGTTCTCGCTGAGCAGCGCTTTGGTGTACGTCTCGAGAGCTTCGCGCTCACGTAGCGCTTGTTCTTTAGCGCGGCGCTCGTCATGAAAGCCTTTACTAAAATGTTGAATTCTTTTTTTAACCTTATCGGAATAGCTATCCAACTCTTCGTCGGTCACATCTTCCGGCGGAGTGGACGGCTTTTTACCGCGGTCTTTAGGTGGCGTGTCGTCAACGACTTCAATCTCAAACTCGTCGTCAGTTTTCTTTTTGCCGGGTTTTACAATGTTCTCCCGACCAACGGCGCCCTCTATCTTTAGATCAAGCTCCGATTCTTCGCCCGGTACCTCTATCTCCGCGGCGGCCTTAACCTTACTGTCCGGGTCCGGAAACTCGAACTCTACTTGTTGCATTGGCATAGCTCACTCCTTACGCACGCGAAATTGCTTTCGGGTTGGGTACAATTGCTTGAATAGAGTCGTCGTTCATTAAACGATACTCTTGGCGGCCGATCTTAAAACGTGTCCCAGTATTTGCCCTGAACATCACGTAGTCACCGGGTTTACACCATGCTCCCGTTGGGAACCGGTCTTTGTCGTTGTAGGCTTGGCCCCCTAACTCCAGCACCAAACCAATAGTAGACAAGATGTACTCATCTCTGAGTGTCTTGTCCGCCTTTACCAGCCCAGTCTCCCCGTAGGTCTCATCCACATTTGGTAGGGCGATTAGAATGTGGTACCCAGTTGGCTTAGGGATGGCTGCTTCCAGCAGCGCCTGCGCCTTTTCGTCCTGCTCTATCTTTGCTTTGCGTTGCCCTTCCAGTTCAGTCATTGCTGCTGTAGCTTTAATCATCGTCACCGTCTCTATAGTTCTTCGCAAGGTCTTGTAGTTCTCGCCGTGCCTGAGCTAGACCACGTATCACTCCGCACGCTTCTCTATACCCCTCGAAGGTTTTTGCCCCTCCGGAGACTATAAATTCTTCTTGGTTGGCGCTGAGCGCCACCAGCTTTTCATCCAGCACGTCAAAGACGGTTTTAGCCATTATTTTTTGCTTCCTCTATTCGTTTTTGCCAAACTACTTTTTGCTCGAGGTCGCCTAGCCCTGAGACGAAAACCCTTATAAAGTTGCAGTCGCCAATACTAGGGCAGTCTTTACATTCGGGTCTTTTAGAGCCCTCGTGCGATCCCCCATCGTTATTAAACGCGTACAAAACTTGTGGCACCTTTCTAAATGGAAACTTTTCTGCTATTTGTACAAATAAATCCCCATCTTCACATGCGTGCGCCAACTTTTCATTAAACCCTTCTGTTTGGTTATAAGCAGTCCTTCGGTACATCCCTAAATGTCGCCAACCATACCAAGCCAGTGGTTGCCCGTGATTTCTATTAACGAGGTATGACGTGGGCAGGCCATCTTTATCAACGTAAGCCATATCACTGTAAGCTAAACCAATATCTGGGTAGTCTCTAAACTCTTTTACCATCGTTTCTAGCGCGTGAGGGTATATAAAGTCGTCGTTGTCTACATGACATATTAAGTCGCCTGTCGTGTTCCTAAACGCCGCCGCTCTGTTCTTAACAATACCTAAATTGGTTTTATTCTTAAAAATTTTTACTCGTTTGTTCAACAAAGCAAACCCAACTGCCATCTCAAAAGTGCCATCGGTGGAGCAGTCATCTTGGAGTATGAGTTCCCAGTTTGTGTATGTCTGGTCCAGCACGCTCTGCACTGCTCGTTTTAGCAGGTGGGTCCGCCCGTTATACAACATCATGATTACAGATACTTTTGGTTCTTCCACGACGCCGCTCCTTTATCTGGGTTTCGTGAGGTCCATAATCGCTTTCGCCTCGTCCAA